GCCATGAACTCAAGGATTTGTTCCTGAGTAAACTCTTGAGCAACATTTGCTTTTTTTAAAAGCGGATTACCTAAGTAAACATCATCCATAATACACCTCCTACATCATTTCGTATTTGCCAAATTTTTTATCGTGATCTCTAGTTTTTTGTTGTAGTTCTAATATTTTTTCTAAATTCTCTACTTTCTTTTTTAACTGTTTAGTTTCTTCCTCCTGTCTGGAGGAGAGGTTCTCCTGGTTCATAATTGGAAACTTGGTAAGACCAGAGTTGAGCACCAGGATACACTTTTCTCACTTGATCCAGTACTTCTCTGCGTGAAGGTTTTTTGATTTGAGGGAAAAACATTTTTATCATGTAGCCTTTTCCTCTCCAACCAACATAAACATCTATTATATTGCCTGTTCTTCTTGGTAGGTATGTGGATTCACTTACTCCTCCACCATTACCACCACCGTTAGATCCGTTACCATTACCATTTGAGTATCCATTGGTTCCGTTGCCGTTACCATTTTTCTTTCCATTTTTATCATCATCCTTTGCAAGATAACCTCTAGCACCTATATGGTAACCACTAGGAATCTTCTTACATTTTTTACTATTGTTACAATAGTACTCACCTGGAGGACACTTCTTCATTAAAAAACAGTCTATACGTTATTATTTATTTAAGATTAGGCTTCTAAGGCAGTGAAAATAGATTTAAACGTAGTAGAACTAGAAGAAGAAGGATAACCCAATAATCTTAAAGCTCCACTACTGATATCAGCTCCAAACGTTGCAATTCCTGTAGGTTGGTTAATAGTACCATATTCACTCATGTATACATTAGTTCCATCATGAATAACATTAATAGTAGTACTATTATAGTTTGTTCCTTGAACAATTTGCACTTGATAATTTACAGACCTATATGTAGTTGCACTAACAGATATTACAGCAGCTGCAGATGTGGATGTGGTTGTTAAAATTCCACCTTGAATATCCCCACCAATCAATTCTAAATTAGTAGAAGAAACAGGATCAAAAGTAAAATCTCCTGCGGTAGCATCATATCTTAAAAATCTACCATCTCCTAGATTAGAATCATCAACATCACTTAGTCCTGTAAGTGTACTACTACCCAGTGCGGTGCTGGCAATACCTACCCACTTCTCACTCGATGCCTCATACATCAATAAGGAACCCGTGGTAATGCCAGCAAAATCGACATCATCAAGATCCTTAATAAATCCTGCACCACCTCCACCGATAGTATATAATTGCTGCTCAACCCTATTAACAAATAACCTATAGTTTGCAGCTAAATCTTGAAGAGTTGCAAACTTTTGACTAATAGGTGTGAGAGGATCATTACCTTGTTTAAGATCAGGATCAGGAGTTAAAGGACGATCATTATAAATTTCCTCAAGATTTTCTTGCTGTTCTTTAATCTCTTCAACTACTTTATAAATTTCAGTAATATTAAGAGCCGTGTCTTTATATTTTTTATCTAAATCAAATAAATCTTTTTTTAACTCACTTTTTAACTCATTAATATTATCGTCATAATATTTTACTTCAGGAAGATTTGCAATCTCTTCCTTTAACCCTTCAAAATATCCTTTAAGATTTTTATCCGACTCATAACTCTTATTATCTAATTCACTTATTTGTTTTTCAATATTTTGTTTTGTTTCATTTAATTTACTTAATACACTCTTTTTTAACTTTCTATCATCATCTTTAAACTCATCATGATGTGACCAAATTTTAAGTGCTGCTTCTTTTAGTTCTTTGTATATCTTATCTTTAGCCGTGTTTAATTCTTCAATTTCTACTCTTTTTTCAAAATCTTTAAGGTCTAAGTTTTCAGTTAATTCCTCAAGATCAGAATCAAACTTAGTTTTAAGATCTTTCATATGATCTTCTACCTTAACAAAATCATCATCAATGACACTAAAGGTTTTACCAATCCATGAAAAATCAGGAACTTCATTAACCTCATTTACCCATTTGGGAAAAGTAGGAATTTCAGATCTAACTTTATCAACTGCTTCGCATATTGCTTCTATTTCTCCGTCATAATATTTTGGTTGAGGAAGATTTTTAATCTTCTCTTCAATACTATCTAATTGCTTATCATAATATTTTACTTCAGGGAGATTTTTAATCTCTTCTCTTACTAAATCAATTTGTTCACATATAGTTTCTACTTCAGTGTCGTAATACTTTATTTCAGGAACTGTAGGAATACTTTCTCTTACTTCTTCTAAATGTTCTGAAAGTTCTTTGAGTTCATTATCATAATATTTAATTTCTGGGACATCAGGAATATCAGGGATACTTTCCCTAACATCATTTACCATTCTAACTAATTCACCCCATTCAGGAGCCTGAATTACATCTGTAATTTCTATCTGGGCATTTCCTTCTGCATCCTCAAGGGTTATAGTATTATTATCTTCTTCTACTATTTCTTCTTCTTTTTCTTCTTCAATAAATTCTTCTACTGATGGTAATTTGTCCTCAGTTATTAATTCTTCTACTGATGGCAATTCACTTTCAGTGAAATCATCTAGTGACGGTAGTGTTTCCGACATGGTATGAGTAACTTATATACTTTGGGATTTCTCTCCCTCAATTTATTTATTGTCTTGCGGAAGTCCAGTTTTTAGGAGTTTAGCTAGTTCTGCTGTGGAACCCACAAACAATGCATTATTAACAGTATTAGGGCCTTTTGCTTGTTGCTCTTCATTTACATCTTTCAGTTTTTTCTGAAGATCCATCAACTTATCAGTGGCATCAGAAACACTTTTAATCAACTGACCTGCTACTTCATACGCTCTTGGCATGTCACTCTCTTGAGCAAGTTCAAGAATTCCATCAATTGCTTCTTGTCCTTTTTCAATGATAGAATATAAATTGCCTCTTGTATACTCATAATCTCTCGTTATATCATCTTTCGTAATTCTATCAGGTTTTTGTTCGGGTGTAATCCCCACCTTTTCTGTTTCTACTACTTCAGTCTCAGAAATGTTGAAAGCATCATCTAATTTTTTCATTGTTTTAGATCAAAGAACCATCAAATCCAAAGTCGTCACCAACTTCGATCATATCATTAGTTGTAGCAGTAATGAGATTTACTCCTGCACCACCCACATGCTCACTTGGAGATGTGCCATCCTGACCTCTCTTAACAAAGAGTTGATTGCCAGTTTTCTTATCAACGTAGATTGACTCTTCATCAATAATAATATATGTATTCTCTGCGATACTTGAAGCACTTATCACATCGAACACATCTAATTCTGCACTGATATTTGAACTGAGTGTTGTTACTACATTATCATCATAAGCCTTAGTAGCACGAGGAGTAACAGAGTAAGTAACATCTCTGCTCGGAGTCTTTGTATAACCACCAGCAATATATCCAATTTTTGCAGATTTGATAAGATCTTTGGATGCTGCAGCATTTGATCCCACAGGGCCAAAGAGATAAGTTTTTGCAGTAAATCTAAACGTATATATCAACGATCTTCTAGTGGTAAAATCTCCTTCATAATCATCTTCCATTGTAATATTTTCAATCACCACAGGAACATCTCTTTTCTCTCCAATAGTCTTAACAAGATCTACAGTTAAATTATATGCAGGTTGAAAATATGGTACAATTTGCTCTACAATCTGTAGCATATCATCATTCAATTTAGTAAAGACTGCTAACTCAAAAGACATGTTATAAGGAACGGGCATATATGTCTTTCTAATTGCTGCCCCACTTCCAGTAGTCGATGATTTAAATGTCTGAGTGGTAGTTACTTTTCTTGATCCATCATACTGTAAACCAGTAAACTCAAACGACATTCTAGGTAATGTAATTGAAGTTGGTTTATTAAGTTCAGGTGATTGCTGTAATCTTGCTAAAAATTTCTGAGTAGGGCCATATGCAAGAGGAACCTTGATAACACTCGTAACGTTATCATCAGCATCATCATGTTTAATTTCTATTCCATTAAAAAGACTTCCG